GGCGCTGCCCTTGCTGGTATTCACGGTGCTAATGTCGAAAAAGCGATGAAGGGCGTCAGTGACGGTTTCGAGAAGGGTGCCAGTGCTGCAGACATATGGGGTCAAGCAACACTAGCCGTTGCAAATGGCCCTCAAAAAGAAGCTATCAATAGCCTAGAAAACATGAAGGGCAAGATAGGGCAGCTTGCTGCTGCTCAGAAGAGCTGGACAAACTCTTTCCCGTCTACCACGGCTTTGGCTGACTCGTTTGGCGCAATGGGTAGGTCTCTGGCAAACATTGCCACCACCGATCTACCTAAGGCTCAAGCTGCTCTTAAGCGATTTAAAGATGAGAGTAAGCTAAACAACAAAGAAGTGGCCACCGCTCTTGACGAGATGGACGAATACAAGAAGACTCTTATCGAACAAGCCGATCAAATGGGAATCAATATTCGCACAACTAAGGGCGCAATTGATACTCAGAAGCTAGCTAACTTTGCAACTGGTGAAGGTGAAATAGCAACTAGAAGAGCAGCCGAGGCAGCAAAAGCCTTCAGCGATAGCGTAGATGCTAAAGCTCGTTCATTTGTTGATGATGCAGCAAGACTAACTCAGAACAAAGATGATGTTATAAAGTGGGCGAAGTCTCAGGCTGATGCCACTACAGACTCTAAAGATTCCTGGAAAGACTTCTATGACGGAGTGGGATTCAGCACGGAAAAATACATTGATGACCTTATCAAGCAGCAGACAGCCAGTGCTAAGTGGGCCGAAAACATAAAGAAGCTAGCAAAGGTTGGCGGTCAAGACATTGCTAACTACGTTTCTGGCCTAAGCAAGGAAGTCTCTTCTGCTATATTGCCTGACCTATTGGATCCAGTGAAGGGTCCAGCATTGATCGAGAAACTTAGAAAAGGTGCTGGCCTAGCTGGTGCTCAGGTTGGGCAGGCTTTTGCTAGCGGCCTTAGTACTGGTGCCAATGGACAAGTACCTAAGGGATATAAATTGCAATATGTCGGAAGCAAAATGGAACTAGTCAAAATGAAAAATGGCGGTCTAATTGGTGCTTCTAAACGATTTGCTATGGGGGGCTTTGTCTCTGGTGCTGGTACTGCTCGCTCGGACTCAATCCCAGCTATGCTTTCTAATGGCGAATATGTGATAAATGCTCGCGCTACATCTCAGAACAGGCAGCTTCTTGATGCAATTAATTCCAATAGTTCAGTGAGATCGAGTGGTCCTAATATCAATATCACTGTTAATCCTTCAGCTGGTATGAACGAGAAGGCGCTAGCAAGTGAAGTTTCCCGTCAGTTGGCTTTCGAAATCCGTAGAGGTGGCATGTAATGGCTGAAGATGTATCCAACGTCAATCCCATAGATCAGGGATCTGAAAATAAGCTTGTAAACAAAGCCCTATCTAAGCTACCCGCCCCCAACGTCACCGGATTAAAGCTGGAAGGCGACATACAACTAGGTGGACTACTGCTGAACACCATTGACGACAATGACGTCATCTGGGTATGTACTGACCTTGAGGGTTGGTGGAACCTTCCTGATTCTGAAACACCTGACCTACCTCGCGGTTGGGGCGACGGCTCTTATGACGCTCGTGGCCGCTACGCCGCTCGTCAAATCACACTTACAGGTGAGTTTTTAACTCAAGATCCGGCTCAGGTGGAGCAGGCTAGACAAGATCTTATAAGAGCAATAGATCTTGTATACGACAGTGTTAGCTTGACAGTTGCAGAGAAACCAGTAACAAAAACATCGATGGTCAGGTTAGAGGGGCGTCCTCAGATTGCTACCGTTTCAGCTAGAGGTCGTACTCAGTTCTCTATAGGGCTAAAAGCTCCTGACCCAATTAAATATGAATTCTTAGAGCCGATCGTGGCTACACCTACGGGTGCAGCCCCGTCCACCCCGTCTTCAGGCTCTGTAACGTATACAACTTCGGAAGCGCACGGATTTGTCGTCAATCAGTCAGTCACAATAGTTGGATCATCAGTGGCTGGGTATAACGGAACGTTCCTAATTTCCGCAATCCCGACTACTACTACCTTTGTTGTCGCTAATTCAACTACTGGAACTGAAACATGGTCCTCTGCATCTGCAACTATGTTCGAGGATGGATACAGATTAAAAAAGATTGCAACCACTGTCGAGACAGAGTTTAATAATGCAGGAAACACCAAGACACCTGTAATTATCGAGCTTACCGGGCCTATTCCAGGTGGTTCAGTAGCAACTATCACCAACAAAATAACGGATGCCCTGTTCGGTGACGAGACAGAAGAGACTATCACTATTGTCAAGGCCGTACCTAGCGGATCTACCCTGGAAATAGACACCCTAAATCGAGAGGCTATTCTAATCACCGGGTCTTCTGTAGAGAATGGCAGAAGTTACATATCTACACTAAGTAGCTGGTTCTTTATACAACCTGATTCAAAAGCTGCAAACGATATCACGTTTACCTCATCCACTGGATCTTGTAAAATTTTCTACCGCTCTGGGTGGATCGGCTAACTGATACACTTAATTAACGACATATACACGAAAGTACGAATTAGATGGCAGTTTCGACTATTCCTCAAACGCTGGTAGCTGACTACCGCTATTTCGTCTGCGACCTAGTTTCGAACCAAGTTCTAACTGAAATTCCTTTCTTCAATGTCTCGTACGGCCGATCTATTCGAGAAGCCGGTCAATTTACCGGCGATGTGCCAGTTAGTGCTGACACCTATAATTTAGGTCTATACCTCAATACAGTCCCAGGAAAGACTGCTCTATACGTAGTCCGCAATAATGTCTGTGTTTGGGGTGGAATCATATGGTCACGCGATTACGACATTAAGAACAAGATTCTTAGCGTAAGCGCTAATGAGATGACTAGCTACCTGTATCACCGAGTGATCTGGAGAACCTGGAAAAACGAATATGCAGCAACTATTGATGTAGATTCTACTGGGACTGGAAAAGCAACCCTAACCGAAGATACTTTTAATTTTGTTTCTGGCTATCCGGTCAGCATTAATTTTGGTTCTGATATTGCCGATAAATATGATGGCTACTATTATGTAATACCAGATCCAGCCCCCACCACTAATACTTTTTATTTTAAAGAAAAAGATGGCGGCGTTCTGTCTTTAAGAGGGGTAGTTGGCAAAGAGGGCCTATCAACTGTAACCGTTAGGCAAGACACCTATGAGTTCGCTAGAGACCTACTTAAATCGTTGAACATTGACTTCTTTGGGATGAAATATGCTGACGAGGAGATAGAGCCCGAGGCTTCCTTTGCGCAGGAGATATCCTCTGTATCCCGTGCTAGCAATATTGCAACCGTGACATTCCCCGAGTCACACAGTCTAATTATTGGCCAGAGAATTACTGTAAGGAATACAAATCAAACCGGATATGATGGTAGCTACCTTGTAGCATCTATACCTTCAAGTACCACAATAACTTACGCTAATACCGGAACTAACCAGTCAACTACCGCGCTTGCTAGCAATAAAAAATCTATTACCAAATTTGCTAGATCGAACTCGATCACTACCTTAACTACTTCATCCACTCACGGTCTTGTAAAAGGCGATATCGTAACAATATATGACGTAAACGGAAGTGTTGATGGGGTCTTTACAATACTAGAAGTGCCGTCAACTACTACCTTTACTTGTATAAGCAAGTACTCCAGCACAATATCTGAGAGTAATAGCAGCTACGGGTATGTGGTTCGCGCCCCTGAAGTTCGTTTCTCGACGTATGGAGAGTTTTCTGAAAATTCTGGACTAGATATCGACTACTCTACTCAAGAGCTCAGTGCGCAGGCTCCTACAACTAACCCGGAAATCCGAGGACACCAGCTGAGCTATGTTGGTGAAGTTCTAGAGGAATACTCGAATGTCGTTGGCGGTTTCGAATATCGAATTGACTGCACTTACGACGATGCAATTGACAGCTTTAAGCGTGAATTTGTATTTATGCCACTAGAGCCTGAAAGCCTCACTACATATCGACAGTCATTGGCTAATGACAAGCTTCCTGCCGGAAAATGGGCACCTATCAGCGCCTTTGGGGCCGACTCCTTGGTTTTTGAGCACCCTGGAAACATCCTCAATGCTGTAATGCAGGAGTCCGCAGAAGACGCGGCTACTAGATTCTGGGTACAAGGTGACGATGACACTGGGAACGAGAAGGCGGCCTTACCGCATGCTGCTGATACCGCTACAGACCTACTTGCTGATGGTTGGCCCCTACTTGATCAGGTGGAGAAGGTCGATGGCATTAGTGACGAAGACACACTGTTCAACTATGCAAGCAGATACTTAAATGAATCACGTCCACCACTGTCTACATTCTCTATAACAGTTGATGGATCTGTTCGTCCTCAAATTGGCACGTATAGTCCTGGTGATTGGTGTTCTGTGATCATTGAAGATGCTTTTGTACAACTACGAATGGAGAGTGGCCTTGAAAATGGAAGCAACGACCCCGCTCGTAGTAGCATCCTGCTACGAAAGATTGACTCTTTCGAGGTTCGTGTCCCGGATGGTCCTACATTCCCCGAAGAGGTCACTCTTAACTTAGTTACAGAGCCAGAAGTAGATAAGCCTGGACAGCCGCTATTCGAACTGTCTATGCTAAGCAATGGAGAAACCTCCATACAATTTAGCGTAGCTGTAGACCTAGAACTCACAGAGACAACTGTCATTACACTGGCTCTAGGAGATGTATCCAAGAAAACATGGAACGTCGCTCCAGGCGCTATTCTTAATGACACTTATACGCTTACCGGACTTACTGCAAACACTGAGTACATAATTAATCTAAGCGGTCCTGGTGGAAACCTAAGTTCACTAACCATAACTACAGAGGCAGCAACATAATGGGCATGAGACGTCGTCGTAAAAAACTTACTACTGTTCTATCTAATCTTGATAGAGGAGTCCGCTCTGCTACGCTAAAACAAGTTAAGCGTCAAGTCC